TCGTCGAGCAGACTTCGAAGTTTCACACTACCACATTCATCCTGGTGTGGTACCATATCGTAAGACAACAACTCTAGTCATCATACAAGTAGTCATTACCAGCTTGTGGATGGTATCTATCAATATCCTGTTTATATGGATTAAAGTAGAAACTATCATACACAAGCTTCCGAACTACAGGCGTAAGAATGGAAAACTTATTCTTACTCTGAGATGAGATTATTGAGATGTTGAGAAGGGGTTTGGGTGGATCAGTGGCGAAGATCTCGTTCAGGCCTAGTAACTTCTTACGACCAGGGGCAAGAGTGCTTAAATCATGTAGCACTTTTGTCCATGACCGTTCGTTTTGGCGTAGTACCTGTAACTGCCGATTCGATTTCTGGTCCGGGTCAAATGGATCGGCTGCTGTAAATAAGGCGTCCACACACATATAACCATACAACGTATCATTTTCACGTTGTAATTTAACATTAGGTTCATATGTTAGTGAGGCACTATCAGCAGGCAATCGTTTCTTGACCCATTGGTGTATTTTCCACGGTGCATCAACTGGTGGCTTCCCTACTCGATACTTATCTGGATTAGCTTTAATATAATAAGCACAAATCCTATCGGTAATGGAAGGGACCCGTTCTAAGATGCGGCCAGTTTTCGAAGAAGTGTAATACCCATGGGGTAAACCTACACCTCCCCACTTCTCTGGCATAAACCATGGAACACGTACACCACCCAAAATGTCAGCATGATGGGACACAAACTCTTCATATGTTTGTGTTCGTAATTCTTCAGGACAGCATTTCAGCAGATCGCGACAACGTGCTCCCAGCGAGTCACGTTTATCAGCAATTGCGTCTTTACCAACCTTTTCACCTGAACGCTTCATTCCTAGAAGCAATCCCAAATTAACAAAAGGAGTTTTTACATATTTGTAAATATGTCTCCCTGGGATAACAGGTATACCGGTGGTAAAATCAACAGTCAATTTCGGCGTTTCTAATATACGCCTTAATTGAAAATTTGTACTGTTGATCTGCACAAAGTCCTTAGTGAAGAAATACTTTCCCACAGATGGTTCCAATCCTACAAAGTTCGCCATTTTGTACCAATAATCATGGCCCTCTTTAGTAGTAACGAACGCACAATCATCACCATTTATCATAATGCCACTTTTGGCTAAGGTGAGTTTGTGACCCGTTGCTAGTTCTTTCGCATAACGACAAATTGCCGCATTAGCGATACAAAGAACCGGAAAGGAAGTAATACTGCCCATCAGCTGACCCCTCTTCTGAGGCAAGAAAGTTCCATCCCCATTAGGGTTTGGAAATTGATGCTTTACCAGGTTTCTCACAAAGAGATGTCGTTCGTCAGTACTTAGACCGATCTCCAATGCAATAGCAGTGGCGACATACTCAGAAACCCAGGAATACAGTTTATCTGTTGCTGCACTATAATCACCAGAGAGAATATATTCTTTCTCATCCAGTGCACGATTACCTAGTATTTTATTTACATACTCTTCAGTAACTGGATTATATTTCTTCAGTAACTGAAAAGCTAGGTTTTCGTTTAAAGTTTGCAACATGAATTTCTGTAACGGCTTCAATATGAATTGAGTGTACGGCGATCCTTTTGTGATAACACGGACCTTAAGACTCTCGGCCAAACCAACAGGGGTAACCCTATTGTGGTCAACGAGAGCCATTGCCCTTACCGCTTTTGACAACCTGACGAACTTTTCATTTAATTTCGTTACATCAGCTGTAATCGCGACAGGAGCCTGCGACCTCGATTCATCTTTCTCTTGGCGAGCATGGAAGACAACATTACTTTTACCATCACTCATACCGTCGGTGGTGAGGAGCCCTTCCTTATCTGCAAGTTTGCGGATAGATTGGAACGCCCCACCGTCCATTAAAGAGTCTTCGAAGGATGCACTCGTACTAGGAAAGAAAGGTTCATTTTTCTTAAAATAATTGGCAAATAATTTGCCTTTGAACACTTCTCTTGTAGTACGCAGTAGCTGAGCCTTCATCGACTGCTTGGACAGCGACAGGGATGGTGTACTTTGAGTTGATTTGATAAATTTATTAAATCCATCAATACTCTTAGTACGTTTAAATACGTTGTCGAGGAAATTTGGTTGACTATCAGGTTCTACTGGTTCAGTGGTTAACGCCAGAAGCGTTGCATTAATTTGCTTATCCACTAAATCCTTCCCTGGCCTCGGACAGCCCTTCTTAATTTGAAGAACTGAAGCCAAGAAAGAGTCCCATCGGTCTTTATCTTTGCCCGCATCCTTACTATGATGCTTAAGCCTTAAGATATAACGATGAGCCAGACCTTGTACCAATATTCCCGGGTTGTCGAGATGAACGAACTCTCCCTTGAGCGGGTTTTCAGGTGGTGCACACATTTGTGTTGTATGACTATGGAAGAAAGCAGCAAATTTATATTTTGCAAACTTCATCCATCCCCCTGCCCCTAAGGATTCCGAGCAAGCTTCCCAATGCTTGCGTGTTCGTTCGATCGACCTCTCGACCCCATGCTCTGTGCCTCTCCCGCCTAGACCATATAGGCGGAGCAGTGTAAATATGCACAGCACACACTGCTTTACTAAATCCTTCTCCTGAGGGGTGATCAGATATTTCTGTGGTTTACCTATCACCACAGAAGATGATGTTGAAGAACTCATCATTTCTGTTCTAATCCCCTCTTCAGAAGAAGCAGGTGACGTACGTTTACTGTCACCTGGGAGTATCGTCTCTACCTTGGACGGGCCACCGGTATCCATACTTATTATGGCAGCCATTGGTCTGAGGAACAAAGCACTTGCAGTAGAT